TGAACAAGAATTAAACGCTTTGCGGGAAGAACTTGCCAAAAAAGAGCAAGAAACTGCTAAAATTAAGGCTGAAACAGATGCGAAGCTCGCCCAAATGCAAGATCAGATGGCAGCTATACTTGCCGCTGTTGGTGAAAAGAAACCCCGTAAAGCTAAAACGGTAGCCACAGAGGAAGTTTAAATATGTCATACAATCTACTCCAATTAACTCAGCAAATCACCGCTGAATTAAATTTACCTGTCCCATCTTATGTAATCGGCAATACAAGTCAGGATGTGCAACAAATCCTAGCCTTGTTAAACCGTTCAGGATATGACTTGGTAAAGGAGTACGATTGGCAAGCTTTAGAACTTGAATATCGCTTCTATACAACCGCAATAACCACAACCTGCAATACGACCAACGGCACTCAGTCTTTGACTAATGTTGGTACGACTGTAGGTTTGGATAACACTTATTCCATTGTTGGCACGGCTATTCCGCAAGATACCTATGTTGATTCGGTAACCGATGCTAATACTGTTGCTACCACACAACAGAGTTCTGCAACTTCAATAGGCGGTACGGTTACATTTAGCAAAACTATCTATGATTTGCCATCTGATTACGAAACTATTACAGACAATACTCATTGGGATAAAACTAAACATTGGCAGATGCTTGGCCCTGTTGATGCCCAGCAATGGCAATGGCTCAAGTCAGGTTATATCTCCACAGGCCCACGAGTTCGCTGGCGTATTCTAGGCGGTCAATTTCAAATTTGGCCACCATACAATACCCAAGAATATCTAGGCTTTGAGTATCGTTCTAAAGGTTTCGTTAGAAGCGCAACAGGTGAAGTAAAAAACAGTTTTACCGCTGATACCGATACGACCGTTTTAGATGATACCGTATTGGTTCTTGCAACAAAACTTAAATATTTCCAAATTAAGTCATTCGATACGACTTCATTACAACAAGATTACAACCGTTATTTAAGCATTGCCAAAGCCAACGATAAGGGTTCTGCTACCCTGTCTTTTGCTCCACAACCAAGTGCAGTATTGATTGGCTGGGCAAATATCCCTGATACTGGCTACGGTAGTTAATTATGGCGGCTCAACAGCGTAGAGCAACGGCAACATCCTTAGCTGCGCCCATAGGCGGGTGGAACGCTAGGGATTCGATTGCCGATATGTCACCCTTAGATGCGGTGACTTTGACCAATATGTTTCCTACGCCTTCTGATGTTCAATTAAGGTATGGTTACAGCCAATATTCCACAGGAATTACAGGTCAAGTCTATTCGCTAATGAATTACAGCGCACCGACTACAGAGCAACTATTTGCCGTAGCTAATAGTGTTATTTATGATTCGACCAATCAAGGCGCAGCGACCACCGTATTTAGCGGTCTTACAAATTCTAAGTTTCAGCACATCAATATATCCAATACTGGCGGTCATTTTTTAGTCGCTTGTAACGGTTCTGACCCAACCATGATTTATGATGGTAGTGCATGGTTTAAGGTCGCTACTACAACTACTGCCCAAACGATTAGCAGTATTACTAGGGGCGGTACTGGCAACCTAACAGCTACGCTGGTTACTGCATCGGCTCATGGTCTTGTTACAGGCAACAGAGTAACGATTACAGGTGCTACGCCTACTCAATTTAATGGCACTTATGTCATTACTGTAGTAAATACCACTACTTTTACTTATACGATGGCATCCGCACCAAGCGGAAACGCAAGTGTCGTTGGTAGTTATACAACTATCGGTATTACAGGCGTAGATTCATCGACATTCATTGGGGTCAATTTATTTAAAAACCGTCTTTGGTTTACTCAAAAAGATAACCTCAAAGCATGGTATTTAGATGTCAATTCGATTGGTGGTGCTGCCACAGCGTTTGACTTTAGCGGAATAGCTCGTAATGGTGGTTTCTTGCAGGCGATGGGTACATGGACTATTGACGCTGGTCAAGGTGTAGATGATTACGCAGTCTTTGTAACCAATATGGGCGAAGCAATCGTTTATAACGGTACTGATCCTACTTCAGCAACAACTTGGGCATTAAAAGGCGTATGGCAATTAGGTCAAACCTTTAATAGACGCTGTTTCTTTAAGTATGCTGGCGATCTATTGCTTTTAACCCAAGATGGTTTAGTTCCCCTAGCTTCTGCTTTGCAATCTTCTCGTCTTGATCCTCGCGTCAATATTACTGACAAGATTTATCAAGCAGTAAGCCAAGCAGCATCTAGCTACTATGACAATTTTGGTTGGCAAGTCAATTATTACGCCAGTTTAAATATGCTGATATTGAATGTTCCTGTAACCGAAGGAACTCAGCAGTATGTAATGCACACAATTACTAAGTCTTGGGCTAATTTCACCAATATCAACGCTAATTGCTGGGAAGTTCACGGCAAAGCTGACATATTTTTTGGTGGTAATGGGTATGTAGGCCGTTTTTGGGATGGCACAAGCGATGCAGGATCAAATATTAACGCCACAATCCAGCAAGCTTATAGTTATTTTGACAGTAGAGCGACTTTAAAACGCTTTACGATGGCTCGCCCTATCTTTATTACGGATAATTCGCTTCCATCCGTTTTGGTAGGTATTAGCACCGACTTCAATCCAGTACCCCCAACAGGAACAGCCAGCTTTAACCCTGCCAATGTGCCAGTAGGTCGTTGGGATGCTGGAATTTGGGACTACAACCTATGGGGCGGTGGCAATAATGTCCAAAAACAATGGCAAGGCGTAACTGGAATCGGTTATTCGGGCGGGGTTTCAATGTCTATTGCATCGCAAGGTGTTGATTTACATTGGGCTTCTACCGATATTGTCTTTGAAACAGGTGGAGTGCTGTAATTGCGTAATGTAACTACAGAAAATCAAGATAAATTAAGAAGTTGGCTGTCAGAAGTAGGAAAGTTTGAATATCCGCAAAATACCATGTGTATTGGGCAAGAAAAAGACGGTGAATTAATAGCGGTAGTCGGTTATAACTGCTTTTTACCTGATTCTTGCCAAATCCATGTGGCATCTACGGATGTGCATTGGTTAAGTAAAGATTTGCTGTTTGCTATATTTGATTACCCCTTTAACAAACTTGAAGTTAAAGTTATAATTGCATCTATATGCAAGGATAATGTTAAGTCCTTGAATTTGTGCCGAAAACTTGGCTTTGAGCAGGTAGCTGACATACCATATGGTCACCCCAATGGTGACCTTATAATTGTCACAATGAAGCGTAATCAATGCAAATGGTTACAACAAGGAGAAGGCAATGGGCGGTATAGTTGATTCAGTATTTGGAGGAGGCGGTAGCTCTAGTGCGCCCGCTGTTCCTGATTACACATCTTTAGCAAATCAAACGGCAGCCAATAATCTTAAAGCTACTCAAACTGCTTTAGCCGCAAATCGTGTAGATCAATACACGCCTTATGGTTCATTAAAATATGCACAAACTGGTACTGATGCACAAGGCAATCCTACATATAGTGCTACCCAAACGCCTACAGAGCCTCTTGGTGGTGCGATCAATGCCAACATAGGGCAGATAGCAGATCAATATGGAATAAAGTTTACAGGCGGCAATTTGCCTTCCTATGGCATCAATCCTAATCAGACTTACAGCGATGCGATTATGTCCCGCTTGCAGCCACAACAACAAATGCAGCAAAAGCAGTTTGATGCTCAGATGGCTAATCAGGGTATTCCCGTAGGATCTGAAGCTTACCAAAATGCTGCAAGAATATTCCAACAAGGTCAAAACGATCAGCGCACAAGCGCAATCGTTGGTGGCATGGATACTGGATTACGAGCTAACCAACAGCAATATGCTCAAAATTTATCAAATTATCAATTACCTTTAACGATTGGTGCTAATTTAAAAGCTTTAGGAACACCTAACTATATTAATCCTGCACAAGAACAAACAACGGCGGGTGCTGATGTTCTAAGCGCAGGAATTGGTGGCTATAACGCTAATATGGGTCAATACAATGCAAGACAAGCTGCAAATCAAAACTTTAATAGCGGTTTATTTGGTTTGGGACAAGCTGGATTAATGTCACCCGCTGGAACTTTTAGCGGAATCGGTAACTTTGTTAGTGGATTATTCGGATGAATCAATATCCTTACATGACTGATCTTTCGGGAATTGGTGGCGGGATGCAAGATACCCGTAGCCAAGATGCTTTGCATCAAGCTTTGTTATTAAAAACAATGGAAATGAATCCACAAGTTCAGCATAACCAGCAAAATATGAATGGATTAGCCCAAGCATTAAGACAAGGTAATAAAACCCCTTCTGATCCTTCAAACATTAACCCAGCTACAGGTCAAGATTGGTCTACAACTGGTAGCGGTTATGCTGGCAATGGTAGTTATGGTACTGGCGGTATTGATGCTTACTTAAATGGCACAAGCGGTATTGATAATAGCGCATTGGGTGATTACAACCTCAGCGGTATGGGTGCAAATGATTTAAGTTCATTGGCTGGCAATAGTGGTTTAAGCAGTATTGGTGATTATTTGGCTTCATTGTTTGGTAGTGGTGGAGCAGCAGCGGGCGCATCTACAGCTATTGAAGAAGCTGCGCCATTAGTTTTAGCTGCTTTATAAGGAAAGAATATGGCAGATTACACAAATCCCGAAGAATTAGCAGGACAATCAGCAATTGCTCGCCAACAAAAGTTGGCTGAAATGTTATTTGCTCAGGGCGCACAACAGCCACAAGGTCAATTAGTATCAGGACAATATGTAAAGTCTAGTCCTTTGCAATTCTTAGCTAATGCTGCTAACCAGTATGCAGGTCTTAAAACTTCTGAAGCAGCTACCCAAGCACAATTAGATTTAGCTCAAAAACTGCGTGGCCAACAAGAAGCAGATATTGGCAAATTCGGTGAATTGATGAAAACTGATCCTAATGCTGCTTATCAATTTGCTTCTCAGTCTTATGTTCCACAATTGCGTGAAGCTGGACTTAAAAAGATAATGCCACAAGAATTCGATCTTGCTGAAGGCGCAAAACGCTACATGACATTGCCTGACGGAACTGTTAAAGAAGTGGCTTCAGGTGGCGAAAAACTTCATGCTGTTAAAGGTAGTTTGGTTACTTCTAGCGGTAAAGTCGTTTATCAAGCTCCTATGACAGGCGAAGAAAAGAATAATCCGCAAGAAGGTCAATTGCGTACTACTTTCTTGGGTCAAGCCCAACCCCATGTACAGGTAGCTTCTGCTTACAGAAAAATCGTAGCTGCACCTGATACCGCTGCTGGCGATATGTCTAAAATCTTTGGATTTATGAAAATTCTTGATCCTAGCTCTACAGTTCGTGAAGGCGAATACGCTTCTGCTGAAAACGCTCGTGGCGTACCTGATTCTGTTCGGGCGCAATATAACAAGGTTATGAGCGGTCAAAGATTGTCACCAGTACAAAGAACTCAATTTAATCAAGCTGCTGGCGATCTTATTTCAAGCCAAAAAGAACAGTTTGAAGGTCAGAAAAAATACTTTAGCGATGTTGCAACGCATCTTAAAATTGCTCCTGAAAACATTATTTATGACCCTTATGCTGGTTTAGAGCTACAAACTACACCACCTAAATTGCCTAAACAGCCTATAAACGCTGCACAGCAATTAAATATTCCTTCGGCTAAATCTAATATTCTTAATCAGGCTGATGCAATTATTTCAGGTGGCAAATAATGGCTGGTGAACTAAACGCTTCAGAAAAGTATGCTTCATGGATTGTCCAAAATGCGGACAAAAAAGGCACACCTGAATTTGATACGGTAGTACAAGCTTATCAATTATCTAAGCAGCCACAAGCATCTGTTGAAGTTACTTCACCCGAAGGTATGCCATTAAATACTCAGTTTGGCGAAACTGGCGGTGGTGCTGCTGTTGGTAGGCCACAAGGCATCGATAGAACAAATGTATTGCCTGAGCCACGCCCATTAGAATCAGCTATGGCTGGTGCTACAAAATCTTTTATTGACCCCGCTATTGCGGGAGCGCAATTAGTTACAAGAGGTCATTTAGGCACTAGCGAATTAGCTAAACGACTTGGCGAACAAGCTGATGTTTATTCACAAGAAAACCCAGTATGGTATGGAGCAGGTCGGGTAGCGGGTGCTGTAGCCCCTGCGATGGCAACAACCAAAGCGATTGGCGCAATTCCTAGCTTTGCTAAACTTTCCCCATATGCTCAAGCTGCGGGTGTAGGAGCTACTCAGGGATTATTGACCCCTGAAGAAACTGGCAAAAAAGATTTAGACCTTTTGCGTAGTGAGTTGGCTAATGTCGGCACAGGAACGGTAATTGCAGCCCCTACGCCTGTTTTAGGAAAAATAGCTAATACGGTATATGGTGCTGGTAAGGCTGCTTTAGAACCTTTTAATCAATCAGGCAGAAATCTGATTATCGGTCGTGCTTTACGACAGTTTTCGGGTAATGATGCTGAAAAAGCGATTGCTAATATGAGAAGTGCTGAACAGCTTGTAAATGGCGTTCAACCAACCGTAGCTGAAGTAGCTGGCGTACCTAGCTTGGCAGCCGTTCAGAGAGCGGTAGGTGGCAACCCTATAACTACCAATGCTTTCGCAGCAAGAAAAGAGGCTAACGATATTGCTAGAACAGAAGCATTGCGTAACATTGCCTCGCCTACAAGAGTTTCTAAATATCAAGAATTGCGTAGCCGTATGGGTGATGAACTTTATACCCCATCGTTAAATTCTGCTATGGATTTTGCTGAACTTACACCTGAACTTCAAAAAAATGTAGTCGCATTATCTAAAACTCCTGCTATCAAAAGAGCTATGGGTCAAGCCCAAGAAAATGCTCTCAATAAAGGTTATGACATTGGCAACCCAAATGGATCGTTACAAGGTTTGCATGAAACTAAAATGGCATTGGATCAAGAAATTAATGCAGTTAGAGCCAAACTTGAGCGTGACGGTGCTGGTGCTACAAGCGCAGAATTAGAAGGTTTAAAAGCAGCTAAAGACAGATTGTTAGGATTTATTGAAACTGTTAGCCCTGAATATAAACAAGCTCGCATAACTTATGCAAAGCTTTCTAAGCCTGTTGAACAATTAGAAAGAATAGCTAACTTAGCTGATAAGTCTTTGAATCCTAAAGATTATTCTGTATATTTAGGTAATTTTTCACGGGAACTTGAAAAAGTTAAAAAAGAAGGCTTGTTATCGCCACAGCAATTAAAGCGTCTTGAAAATCTTAAAGAAGATTTGATGCGTACCGACTTTGCTAACAATGCTGGTCGTGGTGTAGGCTCTAACACAATGCAAAACCTTGCATATAACAATATGTTACAAGAAGTAAATCTGCCTAATTTGTTAAGAAGAAGGGGCATGGCTGAAACTGTTGGCAATATTGCAGCACGGGTTAAAGATGTTGCATACGGTGGAGCGAATAAACGCTTAACTACCGAAATGGCCGAAGCTTTGCTTGATCCAAAAAAAGCAGCAGCATTAATGAAATTAGCTGGAAAACAGCCATTAGAAGCTAAAATATCACCTGAGCAAGCGAACATAGCTAGATTATTGTTTACACAAGGCGGTGTAAATGCCGTAAACGCAATTAGAGGGCAATCAAATGAGTAGAAATGGATCGGGTACATATACCCTACCTGCGGGTAATCCCGTAGTACCAGCAACGGTAATCAGCACAACTTGGGCTAATACGACCCTTAGCGATATTGCGACTGCCTTAACGGGTTCTGTGGCTGCCGATGGTCAAACCCCAATGTCGGGCAATTTGGTTATGGGCAATAACAAGGTAACTGGATTAGCTAACGCTACAAATCCTACCGATGCCGTTACTTATAGTCAGTTTATTAATCCTACTTTTGCTACTTTAACGGTAAGTGGCGCATCCGTTTTTAATGGTACTGCCACATTTTTAAGTACCGATGATATTAAAATTCCTGTAGGCTCTACAGCGCAAAGACCTACCAGCCCTACAGTCGGTATGATTCGCTTTAATAGCGATACAAACCAATACGAAGGCAATAAAATCGTTACAGGTCAAGGTATTACATCGATCACTTTCGTAAGCTCCACAGCGACTTTAACGACTAATTCGCCACACGGATTGTCTACTAATGACTATGTAACTATTGCAGGAGCATCCCCAAGTCAATATAATGGGACATATTCGATTACTGTAACGGGTTCTAGCACTTTTACCTATGTAATGGCTTCCACGCCAGCTACAAACGCTACTAGCGTAGGAACTTATTATGCTAATCTATGGCTATCTATTGGTGGTGGCGCAACAGGATCGGGCGGTAATCAGGTATTCGTAGAAAATGACAAGTCTGTCACTTCTAGCTATACAATTACTACAGGTAAAAATGCTTCATCGGCTGGGCCTATAACCGTAAATACTGGGGTTACAGTAACAGTACCAACTGGCTCACGCTGGGTAATCGTTTAAGGATAAATTATGGCTGGCACTTTAGTCGCAAACACAATTAACACCGATACAGGTCTATTTAGCACTAATAATGCTTATACAGGCATAGCAAAGGCTTGGGTAAATTTTGGTTATATTTCTTCAGCCGTCTCTGTTGTAAATTCATTTAATGTAAGTTCAGTAACAAGAAATTCAACAGGAAATTACACGATTAATTTTGCTACTGCAATGACTAACGCAAATTATGTATTAAGTGGTGGATTTGAAGCTGGAAGCGGAAATAACACAATTTGTATTTATTCTTCTGGTGGTATTGGTTCTGCGCCAACACTTAAAAGCACAACACAAGCTCAAGTAATTTGCTCTGGTGGTGCGGCACAAGACCCATATAGTGCATCAGTTATCTTTATAGGAAACTAAATCATGGCAGGAACAATAGTCGCAGATACAATTCAAGATGGTGCTGGTAATAGCACAGCAATGGATAATGCTATTTATGGTAGTGCAAAATCATGGGTAAGATTTAATGGTGTAAGCAGTGTATCTATTGCAGCTTCATACAATGTAAGCTCTATCACAAGAACAGGAACTGGAACATATACTTATTCTTTCAGCAATGCTTTGACCGATGCCAATTATGCAGTAGTAGCAAGTTCATCAGGAGATGGTTCAAATGCTGGAAATATTATTATTCCATTCAATGCAAGCATGACAACAACTAACTCAACTACAGCACCCACTTCTAGCGGATTTGTATTTTCAACAGCAAACCAAACAACATCATCTACTGCTAGAGATGGTCAATATATTTCTATTGTAGTTTTAAGATAAGGAAAAATAACAATGTCACAAGTAATCATTTATACAAACTCAAATAATGGAGTTTCGGTCTGTGTCCCTACAGGCGAATTGCCAATTAACGAAGTCTTAGCAAAAGATTGCCCTGCTGGTGCAATTATTGTTGATGACTCTGTTCTCCCACAAGGCGCAGATGCCCAGTTCTTTGATGCTTGGAAGCTAGACGGCTCTACTGTTACTGTAGATTTCCCAACAGCCCAAGCCCACAAACTGCGTGATTTTAATGCTGCTGCGGTTCAAGTAGCCCAAGCTCGTCAATTAAACACATTAGCTGGTATTGCTAATGCTAAATCTGACGCTGACTTTGCTTCTGAACTAGCTACTAGCCGTGAAAGCATTGCATCTGCTACAACGACTGCTGAGTTAGTAGCAATCGCTAATCCTGTTTAAGGAATAATTATGTCAGTATCTTTATATGGTAGTGGTCAGACAGTAGTTCAAATACAGCAAGCCGTATCTAATACTGCTTTTTCAACTACAACTTCAAACACCGATATTACTGGTTTAAGTGTAACCATTACTCCACAAAGTACATCTAATAAAATTTTGGTTATGTATGATGTCGTTTATGGTAATGGTTCATCACAACCTTATTCGGGTATAAATTTGTTTTGTAATGGAACTTGGACTCCACAGGGAACAACTGCTGGTGGTCAAACAGCATTTACATCACCTGCAGTTTTAGCAAACCCTGGCAATCCAGAAAATGAAACTAGAACTTATTCTTTTCATTATATTCATTCACCAGCAAGCACATCTGCTTTAACTTATAAGTTACAAGTAGGTTCTATTGTAGGTTCAAGAACTGTTTATATTAATACTAATTCACCATCGGCAGGGCAATATTCTTCTGGTGTTTCACAAATTACTGTAGTGGAGTTAGCATATGCTTAATTATCATTTAATACTTGAAGTAAACTATATTGATAAAAAATGGACTTTAAGTGGTAATTCATACGATGGTTTGCAATGGAATGATGAATCTCCAAAACCAACTCAAGCCAAATTAGATGCTTTGTGGGAATCTTCAGTAGCACAAGTAGAAGCTAAAAAACAAGCTACTAAAGATGCAAAGGCTTCTGCACTAGCTAAACTAACAGCATTAGGACTAACACAAGCTGAAGTAACAGCCCTTTTAGGTTAAAAATGATTAAATTAGAACTTGAATTAAACGCTATTAACTTTATTCTTTCAACTCTTGGCGAACTCCCTACCAAAACTGGTGCTTGGGAACTTGTAAAGATGATTAAGGATCAAGCTGAACCACAGATACCTAAACCCGAAGAACCCGTTGAGTAAATCATGTCCGATATTGACCTTTTTAAGTATGGCCAACTCGTAGCCCAAGTAGACGCTATGGAAAAGAAAATTGACAAGCTTGAAAATGGCATGGAGCAGTTATTGGAATTGGCTAATAAGGGTCGTGGTGGATTTTGGGCTGGCATGGTAATCGTATCTGCCCTATCCACCTTTATCGGGTTTATTTCACACTATATTTCATCAAAATGAAAAAGTCGTACCAAAGCAAGACGATGTGGTTTTCGTTGTTGCTAGTAATTTTTGGTGCTTTGTTTGATAACTTTTCTTACTTACAGTCAATCATAAATGATAAATACTACGGCATTTTGTTGGTTAGCATTGGTATTATTGTTGCTGTACTCCGCTTTGTCACTACTGGGCCTGTAGAATGATTGACTATGGGAAAGCTATATTTCTTGCTGTGGCTGTATCTATCATTTTCGGTAGTGGCTATTG